CAGCCGGAAGCCGGCCGCGGCCCGCTCCCCGATCTCCTCCGACCTCAGCCCGGCCAGCATGTCGGCCACGCTCAGCACCGAAACCGGATCGGGACGGGGGGGCGGCCCGGCCGTCGGCGTCGGCCGGCCTCGGCCCAAAGCCGAGGCCCATCCGAGCAGCTCGTCGACCAGCCGAGGCGGCCAGCCGATTTCATCCGGGTCGACCGGGCGGTCGAACCGCCGGCCGAGGAACTCGACCAGGTCGAGCAGCTCCAGCCGGAGCCCTCGGCCCGAGCATTCGGCCAGCACCCCGCCGCAATCGAGCGGCCATCGGGCGGCCATCAGCGCGCCGGCCTGGTCGTCGGCCAGCCCGAGACGCCGCAGCGCGGCCCGGACGACGGCGTCATACTCGGCGGTGGTCAGGTAAGGAAACGGTGGGGGAGTGGTGGCGTCCATACCGAAACTATCGCGTCTAAGTTGACCCACGATTGGCCTTCTGTTGTACGGCGACAACAGACCGACTCCCCCGCCAGCCGCATCGGCATTGCAGGTTGGCCACCCGGGACGGTCCCCGCTCCCGACTCGATCGGATCCGGGCCTTCGCCCCGCAGTCCGGGCAGAGTCGGGACGCCTCGGCCAGCAAGGACGCCAGGCCGGACGCCAGGGCGTTCGGCGAGAGCCGGCCGAGGGATTGGTCGAGAAGCGTCCTCAGGTCCTCAGCGGCCATCTCAGGGCCCCTAACGCAAGGTGCGTATCCAGATCGACTTCGGTCGGCCGGCCCTTGAAAGAAAGTGTGCCCTACCCGGTGGCTGTTCCCATTGCAGGGTGGCCGATTTGGGCCCGGGGAAGGACCCGGCCGGCCGGACGTGAACAATTATTCCCCTCCGGCTTCCCCCGGGGGAAGGGGAGAGGCATCGGCCTCGGGCCGACCCGAGGCCCGGCGCGTCCGATGGGCCAGCTCAGCGACCCTCAGTCCCAGGGCGGCGAAAAGCCGGTCGATCGTCGCGGCCGAGGGATCCCGCTCCCCGCTCAGGAACCGGCTGATGATGCTCGGGTCGACGCCGGCGAGCTTCCCGAGCCTGTACGGCGTCAGCTCCCGTTTGCGGACGATCTCCCGGAGCTGGTTCGTCATCGGCCGGTCGCTGGTCGACCGCCTTGGCCTGGACGTGGTGCGTGGCATCGGCGCCTCATCCGCTGGCGTTCGCCGCGGCGTGGTTGCGGCGAACTGGTGTTTCTGCGTCAAGTCGCATATATGAAGACTGACATGATCGACGTATGTCAGATGACGGTATTACCCTTCCCGGACCGCACCGGTCGTTGCGGGCCGGCCACCCGCGCCGCACCGTTCCGTGCGGCGCGGCCCCGGTGGGAACAACCGACCGTCTGTTCCCGGCCCCGAGAGATGCCGGCCCGGGGGGGCCGTCGCGCCCCCCGGACCGGGGGTAGGCGGGCCGGCCGGGGTCGTCAAACCCCCGGACGGTGACCGGACAGGACACACCATCCATGTTAATTTGCAATACGTACATTTCTAATAACTTTCATTATTAGATATATATTATCTCTTATCATTTAAATTGATCATCAATCAATTAGATTGATATGCCAAACCTGGCGAGTCGATCGCGGCGGCCAGCCGGGTCGGACAGCTTCCGATCCAGCTCGGCGCGGTCGGGGGGAACCCAGGGGCGACGTTCGGGACCGGCCGGCGGGAGGGTGGGATCGGGATGGCCGACGGTGAACGCCATCATCCCGCCGGTCGGATCGGGCGGCGCGAGGGTTCGGGCCAGCTCGAACAGCTCCCCCCCCCGGGGCTTCTCGACCGGACGACGACGGACCGTCCCCGGCTCCGGACGGCCGAGGACCTCGGCCGCCTCCGAACCGGGGGCCGGCTCGTAATGCGGCCGGGCCGTCCCCTTCCAGATCGCCCCGAACCGAATCCCGGCTTCCTTCGCCGGCTTGCCCAGCTTCAGCAGGTGATCGGCGTTCGTCGCGGCCTCCAGCAACCGCGCCCGATCCGCCTCCGAGCCTCCCATCGCCTCCCTGAGCGACTTGCGGATCACCTCCGGGCATTTCGAGCCCAGCCGGCCGAACGTCGCTCCTGCGGCCTCTGAGGCGGCCTGGATCGATGCTGTGAGGCCGGCCCCCGAGGCGGCCACGTCCAGGGCCCACCCGACCCATTGCCTGACACCCGCCTCGGCCGGGGGCCGGGGGATCGGCGGCCCCGATGCCTCCGTCCCGGTCCGGTCCGGGAATCCCGATCCATGGGGGGCCTGCCCATGGTGGGTTCCATCATGGGTTCCATGAATAGGTTGGCGCTGCGCAGCTGCGCGGCGCTTTCCTGTGCCGTGGCGCGGCGCTTTCTCGTGCGGCGGCGCGGCGCTTTCCGGGTCGGCCGGGGGATCGCCGGGGACCGAAAGCGTCGCGCCTAGCGCGGCGCTTTCCGGGGCCGGATCGCGTTCCAGGGGCAGGACGTAGACGGTCGCCTTTCCCCGATGGGCCCCCCGTTCGATCCGGGAGATCCAGCCGAGCCGGAGGAGCAGCTCCCCGGCCCGTCGGATCGTCACCCGATGCAGGCCGATCAACTCGCCGATGGTGGCGTCGGAAAGAAAGCAATGGCCCTTGGTGGCGGCGTGGTCGACGACCACGCCGATGAGCCTCATGGCGGCCTTGGTCAGCCCGGGATCGCCGAGGGCGGCCGTCAGCAGGTCGAGAGGGAACCGGAAGGGTCCGACCAGGGCGGCGCTCATGATCGCACCCCCTGCCCGATCGACCGGAGTTGTGAATGGACGGCGATCGTCGCCCCGCTGTACTCGACAGCGGCGCGGGCCGATGATAGTGTTGTGTTCACTGACCGCTGACCTCGCGTGGCTTTTAAGGTTGGTGGTCTAGGTCCCGGGTGATGGCATCACTCGGGGTCGCACGCGGAACTACTCGGGCCCGTCCCCATTGGCAGTGGTGGCGGGCCCGTTCCGTGCGCGGGCGTCACTCAGTCTATCGGCCGATCGTCGCCGGTCTATGGGCATCTCGGGAGTGCCCGGCAACAGCTTGGAACGGCCGGCCTGAGTCGACATGATGGGTAGCGCACCCCCGGGTACCTTGGTCGGGTCGGCCTCGCGGCCGGACTGCCCTTCCGGTGGCGTGTCGCGTCGTCCGGGGGGCTCCGCCAAGAACCTTTTCCCCGGCCGTCGCTCCACGGGCCCCCGGCCCGGCTTTAAGAAGCCGGGCCGGGGGCCTATTTCGTTGCAACATCGGAGTTTAGCCGTTCCCTTGCCGCCTCGTCACCGGCGCACCCCCGTAGGTTATTGGTCGCAATTTCCTGCGCTCCGGGGTCATCACGACGCCGATCCCGCTGGAGCAGCTCCCGCACCTTCGCCGCATCGATGTTGAGCCGACTGCCGATGTCGCTGGGTCGCAGCCCTTCCGTGGCGAGGCGGCGGATCTCGGCGTTGAGGGCCGGGTCAGACTCCGGCCTGCCCCGCGGCCTCGATCCGGCGTGGATGATGATCATGGACGCGAGAAGATCGCAGGCCCTGGCCTTCCGCTCGGAATCGGAGACGTCCGGGCTCACCGGGAGCAGGTGAACCAGCCGAATCGAGCCCTCCACGTGGTCCGTCTCGGGAATCATCCTGCCCCGGTCATTGCGGACGAAAAACAGACGGACGCCGGCCAGGTGCAGGAAGAGATTGGCCGGGGCGCAAGCCAGGGCGGCATGAACACCCGGTGGCAGGACGGGGGCTTGGTCACCAATGAAGAACGGGATCATCTCACGAAGCCTTGGTATCTCCGGGAGGAAATCCCGCTGTGCGGCCTCGATGACGAGCCGGCCGCATTCGTCTTCGAGCCGATCGGCTTCCGGGTCTGGCGGCTCGGCTCGCCATCGCTTCGCGGCGTCGATGAAGCGGCTCGCGTGGTCCCGGGCGGCATTGACCCGGGAGCCCCGATCGCGGCCGGGGCGGCTTTGCGTCGTCATGGTGGGTTCCCCTTGCGACGGGCCCCGGGCGGGGCCGGCCGCGCCGCCGGCAAGGGGGACCGGCGAGGCGGGCCGGCCCGTGCGGCCGTTCATGAGGCGGCCGTCCCCGGGTCCGGTGTTCGGAAATCTACCATGCAGGATGGACGGGAGACCACCTGTTGAGGACCGTTCCCATACGCACACACCGATTGGACTGGTCGGACACTCCCCACGATGGGACGGCCTTGGGATAGTGAACATGGGTCGTGTACAGGTGGTGAACATGGGCCTTTCATACTGAACATCGGTGGTCCGTCGGCCGGGGGATTCCGGAAGCGATCCCCCGGCCTTGGGTTAGATCAACAGCGTCTGATAAGGTGCATTTACGTTGCGTCCCGGGGGCGGAAGTCGATGCCGCCGACCATCGCCGAAAGGTTGCGGCGTTCGGCGTGGCGATAGTGGTTCTGCGTCGTCGCGTTGGAATGCCTGAGCACCCGCTGAATCACCGCCGGCGGGAGACCCCATGCGGATTCCGCATGGGTGGCCCACGTGTGCCGGAGGCTCTGAAAGGTCAGATCCGGGACGCCGGCCCGTTCGCCGAGCTGCCGGAGGCGGTCCCCGGGTCGATGCCCCCCGGCGCCGTGCAGCCAAGGACCCGTGCCGAAGGTGTTCGGGAAGATCCAGGTCGAGACGAGTGGTTGAGGCGGGAGGACCGGGCCGGCGTGCCTGCCCCGACGGCGGGAAACGCGGGTCACGTCGGGCTTCTTGTCGCCCGGGACGTTGAGCCAGCTTTCGAAGGAACCATCCTCCCGCAAGGCCGAGCCCGGGGCGTCGACGGCGATCCCCGGGGGGAGCTTGTCGGCGCGATGCAGCAGCCAGGATGTCAGGATCGGAACCAGGGCGTCGGGCACCGGGACCGGCTGGGCCGAGCCCTCGGTCTTGAGCCGGTTCCCGACCCGCGGCCGGACCACAACCATTTGATGCTCATGCTCGATGTCCTCGGTGCAGAGGTGCAGGGCCTCGGATCTTCGGAGGCCGCAAAAGGCGACCGTGGCCACCAGGGCCTGAAGGCGTCGGGCCTTCCAACGGTCCCATCCCTTGGAGCTGCGGACCTCCGACTCGGCCAGCTCGAGCACCCGGGCGATCTCCTCGAGGGAATGGACGCGGGGCGACTTCGGCGGGAGCTTGCGGATCCACCGACGGCGGACGGCGAAGGGGGAGACGGGGATGAAACCCTCGGCCGCGGCGATGCCGCAAGCGGCGCGGAGGTAGGAGAGGTATCCGTGGGTGGTGTTGGGATGCTCGTCGTCGGGCCGCTCGCGGAGGAACGCGGCGATCGTCTCGGTATTGAGATCAGCGGTCGTCTCGACGCCGGGCAGCTTGGCCACGGCTTCCAGGGTGTGGCGCATCTTCCAATGGGTCAGCTTGGCCCGCATGGGGGGTTGGTACAACGCCAGGACATGGGCGATGAACTTCCCGATCGGGACCGGCTTGCACGTGTGGAAGAAGCCGGCGAACTGGTCGCGTTTGTTGCGCCGCCTGGTCGGCTCGGTTACCATAGTCATCGGATCACTCTCCGGTGAACGCTCGTGGGGGTATCCGCCGGGGCCGGCCATCGCACCACCGATGGCCGGCCCCACTCCGTTCCGGCGGCCGAGGGTGACGAGTCCTCAGCTCTGCCGGACCACGATCGTAGCCATTATGTAACCCGGTAACAAGGTAGCAAGAAAACTCTTGCAACACAAATAGACACTTCTGTACATTAGGCTAGGCGCCAATGCCGTGGCAGTTCACAATGCGACCCAGTAACCGGAGCGACCGATGGGAACGACCGTGGCGAGCCGTTCGATGCCGAGGCGTAAGGACGAAGAGAAACGCACCGACGTTCCGGTGAGGATCGATACCGAGGTCGTGAAGGACGCGCGATTGGTCGCGGCCTACCGGGACGTCAGCCTAGCCCAGTACATCAGCGACCTTATCCGGCCGCTCGTCGCGCGAGATGTCGACGAACTCCAGAAGGAGTTGGCCAAGAATCCTCGGGTCCAGCCCGCGCGATCGAAGAAAGGTGGCGGGCCGGAACGGGCCTGAGTCGTCTGCCCTCCCGGCCCTTCCCATGCGCACACTTCGATCAAATGATCCCCGATGGGTGAAGGTCGCCCCCCCTCCCCTGCCCCGGCCGGGGGCCCTCCCCCGACGTGGCCGGGTCCGGTTGTGCGGGCGCCTCAGGCCGCAATCTCCCCGGGATCGTCCAGGTCCGGGGCCTCGATGGCCGATTCCTTTGCCTGGGTGGAATGGTCGCCGGGATCGGCACCCCTTCGCCGGGTTCCCACGAACACGCCCTGTTCCTTCAGGGCCAGCTCGATGGCATCGGCCACAAAACGCGAGTGGCTTATCTGTCGCATCGCCGCACCCGCGGCCATGCGGACGTACAGGTCTGCGTCGATACCTGCGGTAACCTTGATCTGAGCCCTGCGATTGCGGGGCGTCCCGGACGCGGGCCGGCGGGGTGACGTTGCCACGGCGATCCTCCACAGTGCGGTTGAACGGGCCCGGGGGATCGCACCCCCGGGCCCGTTCTATTTCGGCACCGCGGGCCCCCGGACTCCCGCACTTGCGGCGTTGCTACGTGCCGAGCCCCCCGGCCAGCTCCTTTCCCGACTTGCCCCGGGGCTTGCGGTAGGACCGTCTCGCCGGCGGCCTGGTCCCGGCCATCGGGTGACGTTTCGGGTCCTCATGGCTGGCGGAGCAGCAGAGGCAGGCCGTCCCCCGGGGCGGCGTCCCCGGGCCGCAGACCGGGCAGGGGCCCTTTCCCGAGTACTCGACCACGGGGCCCGTCCAGGGCCGATCCAGGCCAAGCAGCAGCAGGCCGGTCAGCCGGCCGGCCCGTCGCCGGGCCGCGGCCGTCGGATCCCCCAACTCGACCAGCTCGGCCGCCTCGATCAGCTCGGCCGGCCCGGGGCCGGGGTCCGCGATCGAGTCCAGCAGCCCCGGTCCGTCGGGCAGGGCCCCCGCGAAGCAAGATTCGTTGACGACCCTGGTCCCGCCGACGCTGTGCGTCTTCGCGTCGTCCCGGGCCTGGTCGGCGATCAGGTGCGCCAGGACCTCGTCCCGGCCGCTCGGCTTCGAACCGGCCATTCGTGGTGCTCCCTCCCGCTCGGTCCCGGCGACGTCGCCGGCGATCAGCGAATCGAGTCCCGCCACATCTTCGGCAGCTCCGGTTTCTCGGCCTCCAACGCCGGGCCCATGAACGGCCGGGCCCTGACCCGGATCCGACGACGGCCCCCGCCGCGGCGGTCTTCCTTGGTCGCCGTCCCGCCGTGCTCAAGGGCCGACAGCGCATCGGGGTCGACCACGCCGTTGAGGCGGGCCGGACCGATGACGACCGACTCCCGGCCTCGGTCGTACCCGAAGAAGATGAATTTGCGCAGGAACCCCACGCGAGAACTCGGCGGGCTTCCCGGCTTGCTGACCTTCTTCCGCTTGCGGATCGAGGACTTGGCTCGTCGCATGACGAACGCCCCGAACCGGGAGAGGACCTTGCGACGCGTCGGGTCGACCCGGCTGGTCACCGCCACGGTGTCGAAGAAGTCGGCCTTAAACTTCAATTTTATCATATGATGAATATCACGTTGATTGGGCCCGAGGGGATCGAGGCGGCCCGGGACCGGGGGTCGATCCGGGCCGGGCCGCCCCGTTGCCGCGGCCGTCGGGCGATCGACGGCCGCGACGCCGGTGGATGAGTGCCCTGGGGTGGCGGGAAAACGATGACCGCCAGCCGGGCCGCCCCGCCGTGCTCTCCCGGTGACACGGTGGCGGGGCTCGTGCTCCGATCAGGGAGTCCCGTCGGACTTCAACGCGGCCCGGTGGTCCCCCAACGCCGCGCCGAAGTCGTGGTAGCAGCGGAACGACAGGGCCAGCTTGTTCGGCTGGTGATCCAGGCCGAACGTCTCCACCACCGGCGCCTGACGGCCGTCCAGGAAGCCGACGATCAGCGGCGTGGCCATCGGGCCGCCGAAGAGGTACCAGGCTTCGGGCGCGGCGTTGGCGAACTTCCCGGTATTCGACAGGCGCGACTCGACCGCCACCTCGGCGATCCCCTTCAGGGCGTTGCCGGTCGGCCCCCCGTCGGTCCGGCCGACCTCAGACGAGTTGACCAGCGCCCGGGCCGTGAACTCCTTCTCGGGGGCGACGGCCAGCACTGCCGGGGCGATCTGGAGGTCGTTCCCCTCGGCGTCCCGCTTCGATCGCATCGCGGCCACGGCCTGAGACAGCCCGGACTCGCCGAGCACCAGGTCGATCAGGTTGCCGTTGCCGAGGGTGAAGAACGACGCGGACCCATCCATGATCAATGACCAGATCAGGTCATTGAGCTTGCGGGCGGCGGCGTTGGCCATCAGCCGCGGCGTCTCGTCGATGAATCCGAGGTCGTCGTTGATCACAGTCTTGCGATCGACCGTGAAAATCTTCGCGTACGTGTCGATCTGCCAGGGGAACGTCGACTCGTCTAGCGTCCCATGCGTGATCTCGCCGTGCGGGGCGAGCTGCTCCAGCTCCCCGACGAACGACGGCCGGATCCCGGTCTGCGGCTTGAAGTCGGCGGCCGGCTTCACGGCCGCGAACCCCCGCCATGACGGGGTCGCCTCAAGGTAGGCGTCCATCAGCGACTTGCCCATGACGTTACTGAGGGCCGTGGGCAGGCTCAGCGTCGAGAACGACGCCTGGATCAGCTCCGAGCGGGAGAGCCCGGCCGGATCCCGGCCCTCGATCCTCATGGCCGAGGCGCACAGGTCAAGCATCGAGGAGAACCGCAGCCGCCGGGCGTCCTCGGCCGTCCGCTGCCCGTAGGAGCGCACGGCCAGCTCATCCCGGCCGGCCCTCAGCAGCAACGACGCCTCCAGCGTGGCCAGCGTCGTGCCGTCCCCACCGGTCTTGCTCACGTGCGGGGCCGCGGGGCGACTCGCCCTCATCAGATCCAGGTAGGAGGCCCGGACCTGCTCCACGGTCCATCCCTCGTCGATGGCCTTCCCCTCGATGTCCCGGAGCCGGGCGGGGTCGCCGCCGGCGTCGCTCGCACAGAGTTGGCGGATCTCCCGGACCCGGGACCGCTCGGCGGCGATCGGGTCGGGCGTGGCGTCGATGGCGTCGGCCGGCGGATTGGTGGCGGTGGTGCTCATGGTCCCCTTCGAGGTGGCGGTGACGGTGACGGAGGTGCTCGGGTCGGCCCCGAGCGGGAGGATGGAGACCTCCTGAAGCGAGCCCGCGTTGATGACGCTCAGGCCCTCGGGCCCGGCGGTGATCGTCCGGCCGTTGACGGCGATCGACTCGCCGGGCCTCAGCCGGGTAACCTTCTCGGGGTCGGGGCGGACCCCAACCGAGGCTTGCAGCGGGACGCCGGCCGCGGCCAACGCCTTGACCAGCTCGCCAGCCGGGCCCGGGGCCAGCGTCCCGGACACGGTCAGCCGACCGCGATCGACGGCAGGCGTCCCGACGCCGGCCACCCGGTCCAGCCTCGATTCGTGGTCGGCCAGCAAGGGGACCGCGGCCCCGAGTTGCAGCCGGGCCAGGTCGATGACCAGCTTCGGCCAGCCGGCCGGCTGCATCACCCCGCCCCCGTAGGCGAGGATCGAGATCCGGGCAGGGCGGGCCGGGCCGTCGGCGGCGGTCAGCTCCACCGGCGCCGTCAGGTTCAATTGGTCCACGGCGGGATTTCCTCGGTGGCCCCGTCGTCGGGGCGGTAGGCGTGCTCGGCGTCGGCGGTGACGACCGTCTCCAGCTCCGATGCGGCCTCGTCGTCGCCGGCGATGGCCCGGCCGATCAGCCCCGAGAGCTGCGGCCCGATCAGGTACTCAACGTCCGTCGGTTCCTCACCCGAGAGCCGGAGCCCGGCCCCCAGCGACACGGCCAGCCGGAAGCCGGCCGCGGCCCGCTCCCCGATCTCCTCCGACCTCAGCCCGGCCAGCATGTCGGCCACGCTCAGCACCGAAACCGGATCGGGACGGGGGGGCGGCCCGGCCGTCGGCGTCGGCCGG